ATGACTAATTTCTTTATGGTTATGTGCGCGACAGGAATCTTTTATTTGGGATTTGATGGGGCGTTGACCGATATGACCCGCAACGATTGTGCGGCGGGTGTTCAAGCAGCTTGCGAGGTGTTGCGATGAGAAAATTTACAGTTGAATTTTATGCGAACAGCGAATATTCAGTTCGCGAAAGATTGCAAGAAATAGATAATTCTATTTCAAATATTGTTTGGCCTTGTACTTTTATGAGCAATTCAGAAGGTACAAAAACCAAAAAAGCGTCAGGTTGCATTGAAGAAGAAAAACAGTATCAACTTTCTGATTATGAATATGAGAAAGAAGACCCAACGTGGAAATATGGAAGTAATTATGTGACTACTGGTAAATGGAAAATGGAAGTTGTACCTGATGAAGAATACGTTAAGTTTCAGGAAAGTCCAGATTTATGAATAGACCAATGAAAGATCAAGAACAACTCAAATCATTAAATCAATTACTTGCGTTAGTAGTTGGAGGACGGATTGCAAAACAAACTGAACATCTTAAAAACGCCCCATCGAATCGCGTAAGCTGTGCTGAACAAATCATTGCAGATGGCGAATTGCAATATGCAACACTTGATTTGCGTGACGGGCGCGAAGATGCTACAAGAAAAATTTCACAAGTACAAAGAAAACTTGATTCTTTGAAAAGTTTAAAAGTACTTGCAGAAATGGTTGAAGAAAACGTAAGGGATGCGGCGCTTGCGGCTGTCCGCAGAGGTGCAAATTCTGATGGGTTTATGTTCGATGAATATAACGAATGGGAGGGCAAATATAAATGAAAATGACACAAGAACAAAGAGAAGAAAAATCTTTTGAAGATTTAATTAAAATTTTTCAGACAATGTATCATCAAGCAATTAAAAATAAAAGAGTAGTATCAAAATTAAGGGTTGCTAATAATTTTCTTAGTGACTTAGTAAAAGAACTTGAAAAAAAACACAATGAAAAGATATAGATTTTCAAGCGGGGATGAAGAAACATCGCGCAAAGCTGAAGAACAGTTTTTACGCATTACAGAAAACATGACCGATGAACAACGCGATGCCGTTCTTGAATGTTTGATAAAAATGCAGAAACAATTATTTTTTCAAGAGCCTTGGCTGATGAAAAAGTTTTCAGGACAAGAACAGGCGCAGATATTGGCGCAATATACAAAAGAAGAACAATTGATAATGCTTGCGAGGTTCGATCTTGAATTACAACATTGGAAAGATAAAAATAAAAATAGTTGACAAGTTTTATTAATTATAATATAATTAAATTAAATCAAACTAAGCAAACCAAATGGAAAAAGAATTCATCGTCTGGGGCGTAGCACCAAACACAACTGAAGAGCAAATTCTTTACACAAAGGCTCAAACACTTGCCGATGCTCATGCAATTGCAAGCTATTTAATTACAGATAAAGGTTGTACTGATACAAGAGTTCAAGTAATTGACTTTACAAAACAGCCTGATTTTACAAACATATTTAATTAGTTGACAATATTATTTAATTATATTATAATTAAGTTGTAAGCAAACCAATCAAACAAATGTTATTCCAAAAAACAATCACAACTCACGAATACATAATGGATAATCGCGAGGTTA